GGCATTGTCAGACCCTCGTGGTCTTTCATGGTAGCAAGGGCAACATAAGCGTTATTAAGCGTTGTTTCGCTTAATGCGCCACTAACAATATTGTCCTGTGTTTGTCCTGTGTCGCCGATATAATGCCCTGTATCGAATAGATAAAGTCCATCCCATACGGTTGTGGTGTCATCACCATCGCAAAGAACGTGTCTTAATAGATCGTCTTGCTTGTATCTTGCCCTGTAGCCTGCTTTACGCATAAGCTTCATGGTAGTTCCATAATTGCTGAAATCTTCCATAAGAGCTGTGATACCCCATTTTCTTTTATATTCAACGGAAGTATAGGTTACAGTGCCAAGTTCACGGGCAAGTGAAGCTGGGTAGTTTGCACCTTCTGCGACTGCTCCGATATCGCCATCAGTAGTAACTACTGATTCTTTTTCATTGAACCTGTCAGGAGAGCTGATATTAAATAGTTGCGCCCCGACTGGTTGGTATTTTTCGTAACCGCTAAGAAATTCTTTTTTTACCAAAAGGTCAATTTCAGACGGTTTTAAGGTTGTATAACTCATTTTATATTGGTTATATTAAGGAATAAATTAGCTGACTGCTTCATTGACCACTACATCTACATTGTAGCCGTTAGTGGTATCGAAACTTGCAGCCCCGCCCGCAGGTCGTAAAATACGCATGAAACCGTTTGTTGTATCGTTTTCATCTATTGTCTGTACGCCAGTTGATACATCCAATGTAACTCTGGTATTGATAACAGCCTGTAAAAGATTAGCCGGAGTTGTTGCAGTACCACTTAGCACCATGTGCGGACAAGTGATAGCATATACAGTCCCGTCTGCTCCTGCCGATTCGGTTGAATCAGATACAGCAAGCCATACTTTTTCGAGACATAGCGTGTTAGTATCACCATCTGCGCATTTTTTGACATAGCCCGGGTTACCGTCATCAATCCTGACAAGATCGCCGGGATTTATTGAGGCGGATGTACCAGACTTCACATCAAGCGGTTCTGCCGGTGCAGTTGGTGCATTGTAGAGACTCCCTTTAAACTTGAAGTACATTTTATTATTTTGTTAAAGATTACGAATATTCTTATTCGCTTTATCTTAAGCCTTTTTAGAGCCTTTATCCCAATGCAGGTAAATCCATAATAGGTTTACCCATACTGTCTACTCTATGCAGACTTTTTACACGGTGGAGTTCTGTTGCAAATTCCTTTTTATCCAACCGCTGACTATCAGAATAATCACTAAGCCCCGGAGTAATTGTAACCTGTTTTTTCTTAGGTTTGTCCGCTTCGGCTCCACCATCGGCATATTCGCCTTTTTTGGCAGTCGCTTTAGCATAATTGACTATTAGTGCGGCATCTTCCATAGCTTTGTCATCGCCACCTAATAATTCAACCTTTTCCCTATAGGTTTCCAGCTCCTCACTGGTGAATCCGAGTGAAGCAGCTTTCTCCGTGAGCATTTTTTCATGATTAGTCTGTATCTGGACTTTTATAGCTTCAGCTTGCGCTTGTGCCCTTGCCTGCTCTTTGAGTTTTTCTATGTCTACCTTGTCTTCAGTGATAGGTGTATCACCAATAATAAGGTCATAGTCTGTGCCAAATTTTGTTTTCAGATAAGTTGCTGTTGAGGGGTCTGCAATAAGCATTTTTTTAACCTCTTGACGTGAACTTTCTGAAGTTTTGGCCAAAGTAACAAGTTGGGCTGCAATAGCTTTCTTTTCATTGCCGAGTTCCGCTATTACTTGTCCAGCAGAACGTTTCCCATCTTGGCTCTTTGGCTTTGATGTTACGTTTTTGTGAGAGGTGTCTTCCTCTAGGTCATCGGTGTCGGTATCAACCTCACCGTCAACCTCACTCTCTACCTTGACCTCTATTTCTTCTTCAGAAATATTGTCATCGGCCAGAGTGCCGTCTTTATTTGTCATGATAAAGTTTTAAAGAACAATTTTAGAGCTAATTTGCTCACTTCTGGCCTGTAATTAGGCCAGTCTGTGAATAAACTATCCTTTTCCAGAACTACCTCCACGCTTTACACCATACTTTTCCAGATAAGTCCTGTGGCTATTCTTTGCATCCCAAATAGGGTCTTTTTTCCTGCGTTGTTTGAACTTTTTGAAGTTTGCAGTAGCCTGATTACCTATGCCTAGACCTTTGAGCACCATTTTACTTGCCATAGTTACATTGTGTTAGATATTAAACTTTTCATATATTCATACATTCCCTCCTTTCTTTTACCCACTCTTTCAATATCGTTTTGCTTTGCTGTCTTCGCCGACTTCATATCATTGACCCATTGTCTGCATAAGCTTAGCTGGCCCGCCAGAAAGCCCTGATTCCATTCCCCCTTGCGGTGGTGGTACAGGCTGGCCTGCTCCGACTGGTGGAGTTTGCCCTCCCACCATTTGAGCATTAGGTTGTAGCTGCGGCTGTCCGTTATTTCCTTTAACTCCTGCCAATCTTTTCTGCTTATCGGCAATTGGCTCTGCAATTTGTACTTGAGCATTTTCTATTGTTAATATTAAATGTTCTTTCATGGCATCTTTTGCCTTTTGGTTAGCGTTCTTTAAGAAGAATTTACTGTTTGCAAATTCCTGATGCAGTATATATTCAGATATTGAATCCTCATCCTCTCTTATAGGCGGTACAACACCAGCCATGATCTGCTGGTTTTCAGCGTCTACTGCGTCTATCTGGAAACTTTCCTTGGCTATAATCGGAAATACATCTTTTAACTCATTCTGTAACCCTAAATTCTTGAGCTGTAACTTGATAAGCTCAACTATATTCATGTCTCCTAATATCGTTCCGATTAAATCCGGTGCGGATTGAGCCAAAGTCCCTATAGTCTGGAATAAAGTCTGTAAAAACATTGTCAACTTCTCATTCTGGTCACGTTTAAGCTCTTCGTCTTTGTTCACCGGTACAATTTCAATTTCCTCTTTCTCGAATTGCTTGCCGGTCTTGGCATTTAACATAAATGACCCGCTTGCCCCATACCCTTTTTTAAACTTCACATCGTCCTTGTCGGTATTCTGGACAACATCATAGCCTTTGATCTCTACCTTATGATATTTAGATGTCTTGCCGTCATTATATGGCTCTGCAAGTTCATTCTTGATGAAACTTACCATCTGGTTGACCAGATAAAATTCCGTATCGTATATGTTACGCTTGGTTGCCCCATCTATAGACTTATTAAGACTCTGCATTTTAGCCATTGTCTGCGTAGCAAGCTGGTTCGGATTGCTATAGAGGGCTGTAGTGTCGTCACTTGTAACACTAATCCGTGAATTTTCGATTGTCTGGATAAGTTCAAATACCTGACCAGTTATGCCGCCACCAAATTGGAGCGGCATTATATGGTCTTGTATCTTACTATTACCTATACCTTTCATAGTCCAAACCGCCCCTGCCTGTAGCTCATTCTCCTCACTGTTGAAATCAACATCACCATCAACAGCTATAGGCTTCTGTACTTGCATCATCGCATCATCAATTGCAAGATTGAAAATCTTTTCCCTGAATAAATTATATGGCAAATTAACCTCTATTTCACCGAGGGCATTTAGTGAATCTAACCTATAAGTATTTCTATAATGATGGAACGGTAACTGCTTATGCTTATAAGGTATGCCGTCCGGTGATTCCCATAACTCAACACCGCCACTTGCGAAATATCTCAATTCATCCGCAATCATGTCCCAATATTCCAACACTGTTACAAATTCAGTCGCGCCGGTTAGCTCTATGCTTTCATGGCTGGTCATGAAATTATCAGCACCCCATATATTGGCATTATCCCATGTAGTTGGTAGTACCTGCTCCATATTCTTCCAGCCCTTAACCTCACCAATAAATTTAAAAGTATCATAATTATATATCCTGCGCCTGAATATATAAGGACATCCGTTTTTGCCGGTATGGTCTTGGATTCTCTTGTATCCTGGAGCCGGAAAGAAATGCCGCCAGTCTACCTGTTCGGCTGCCAATCCTGAATATTGCACCCATTCACGGCCAGTCTTTTCTTTACGCCTCCATGTAAAAGGTGCAAGAAAAAGAGCCTCATTCCCAAACGCCGTAGCGTTGGCAATAACACTCATTTTAACCGATTCCAAATTGGATACTATCTTTTCATGGTCTACCGCAGCTTGTAATCCTATTGCACCATCAACATTACCCCTTACCCTCACTTCCGGCAATACTTGTAAATATTCATTAAATCTCCTTAAAACATATCCCATAGTTTCAGGGAACCTGTACGCTGAATCACCTGCCTCCCCTTCCCTTAAATGTTTCTCAAATTCATATAACCAAATATAAGCCTTTTCTATCCGATCAAGCTCATCTTGCTTAGCCTCCCAAGCGTGTGTCCACCTCTTTTTAATGCTTTCTAAGTCCAATGGCAAGATATAAATATATATCACCACTGGTTTTCAGCCTCTGTGGAAATTACTAGCTACACTATAACACTTTTATCAGTCCTTTGTAAAGTTCCCATCATATTTATTATACTTAATTTTGATTGACGCAGTTGTTAATTGTGTTAATTGCTTCTTTACAATTATAAGGTTGGGCGTACCGTTGACGATTTCCAGCCGTTCAATCGTACAAAACGGATTTTCGTTACACCATCTCATAAAAGCTGTCCACTTGTCGTCCATGCTATAGGTTTACGGGGTTTATATTTTGAGGGTAAAAGTGATTTTGGTACGGTTTCATTACGAGGTCTATATCCTGATAATCCATATCTTATGGCATCAGGGGCGTGGCTAAAATCATGCTCTGGTGTATTTAACACTTTGCCATCTTTGTCTACTTTCCACAAGTAATTGCGATAATCCTTAATCGTATAAACGCTCCTTTTGGTAACACTTATTTTCTGATCTTGGACAAATGATATGCCCTGATTAACACTGCCTTGCCCTTTTGTTGCACCTGTTATACTTATTCCATAAGACCGGATTTCATCTATGCTTTTTGGTTCTGCACTATCTGCAATGATTAAAACCCTCTTTTCTTGTGTTTTGATAAAGTCTGCTATCTGCTTATTTGTCATGCCTCTTTCATAAAATAACTCATCAATGATAAATCCTCCATTATACTCGTAAATATCCACTAAAACAGACGGGTCATTAGAATATCCGAAATCAAGCCCCCTGACAGCTAACCTTGCTTCGTGAGGTATATCATCAATGATTTTCCAGTCGTTGTAGATTTTTCCTTCAAGCTCACCTAATTGTCCAAGACCATAAACCAGCCACCAGTTTTTACGAGTTTTACGCTGTTCTATTGAATCTATGACTTTTTGATCTAGTGCCTCATTGTCCTTATATGTCAGCGTGATTTCCTCTACATCATTTCTAATTCCTTTGACATCAGTATAATACCAAAACTCGTTTGTGGGATTCCAGTCAAGGAATATAAAATCTTTGGTTCTGACTTCCAATTCCTCAAAAGCATTAAAGGGGATATTATTGGCCTCGTTAATAAATAGCCTGTCACGCCTTGCCCCTCTTAATTTAGACGGCATATCAGCAGAAAAAAACTCGATTTGGCTCTTAGTCTCAAAAGTGTACAGACTGTCTGTCTTATTCCATAAACTATCTTTAAAATACTGATGCTGGTTCATTATATTTAGAAAATCACGCATAGCACCTTTTCTTAGGTGAGGAAATGATTCTGATACAATGCTTGTCAACGTCGGCACTTTGTCGCTTTGAGCCATCGCTATTAAGAATATCAAAATAGATATGGTCTTTGACGCTGAAGTGCCGCCAGGAATAGCACGGATCCTAGCCTGCATTGCCTTTATCTTTTCCGTTGCCGTTGTTATTGCGTACATCCATTATAGGGACAGGGAATAAAGCTTCTCCATCTTTACCATACATTTCATACTCGTTTTTATCAGTCCACCCAAAGTTTTTAAGAGCGAAAATTGCTCCTGCAGGGTTCCCTATCTGCAATAATTGCTCATAAACTCTCTCTATAAAAGTTCTTGCTCTTTTTATCGTGTAAGAGAATCTCTCTCGCTTCTCGTAGTCATAAAAAGACTGTCTGCTTTCAAAACCAAGATAAAGAGCAAGGCCGGTTATTGTAGGGCAAGGCATTTCCCTTTCTATAACCTCATCCTTTAACTTAAAAAACATAGTTCTGGTATCAGGACAATGAGTTATATATTCCTCTATTTTTTTTTGTAAATCCTTTACATTTTTATATTTAGCAGGTGCTCTTTCTTTATATTCTTTTGTCATTTAAGTTTATTAACTGCTTTTAAGCGTTCTATTTCAGCAGCAAGATCATCTATCATGGCCAGAATCGCCTTAATATTTATATCCTCTGGATAACC